CGGCGAACCTCAGCCGCGGCGAACCTCAGCCGCGGCGAACCTCAGCCGCGGCGAACCTCAGCCGCGGCGAAGACCTCAGCCGTCAAAGAATAGTAGCTAGCTAGCGGTCCTACTTCCCCGTCAAGGCGAAAGCCACGGTGTAATTTTACACCGTGGCTTTTCTTTTGTCCTCATATCGTATGTGCTACCACGTGATAATAGCGTGGAGCCATGCCGGTACCCTATCCTCTTAATCATCTTATATATGCTACTGCATATAACAGAATAAACCTTAAGCTGCAGCGGGTTTAGATACGGCTCGATTCCATATCATACGACTATAGCTTACATCTACTTTTCAGTCGGTGAAGAGCATATGGTATTTACCGTTAAGGATAACTTCATATCCAAAACCTACCCAGTTTTACACGGGAGTTTCTAGCGTCGCCAAGACCGCGGTCGAGCCGCAGCGGTAATGTCACAGTACAGAGGTAATGTCACAGTACAGCTGTGTTAACTGTTATGATATTTATACAAAGCATAAGATATTAAACCTACACTAACTATAAAGAGAATCAACCATACAACTGTGTACAAATCCCAAACCATGCTTTACTACCAACTTTCCCACCAACATGGACGAAGTAACCCTGACCCCCCACCCTATATATCCCAGGAAGATTTTTGATTTATGGTATCACCATTCGCTGTATTCCTCGTACAGCTTGTACGCCTGACCAACTTAACGTTGGTACGTACTTCAGCCACCCCTCTAACGGACTTGTACTAGGGTGATTAGCCCTTAGTTTGCTGCTTAACTATTCTGTTGTAAAGTAAAATGGAGAGCTTATCGCTCTCCATTTCTAGCTGATGATTGGAACCATGTGGATTGATTCTACGCTATCTATTGGAAAATAGTGCCAGCTATCTTCTCCATCGACGATTTCGTGTATTATACAGAAATCGCTGTCCACTCTACATTTACTTGGATATCCTATGTATTTATACCATTCCTTACCTTCGATGCAAAGGATGTTGACTGTAATGGTGTATCTTAGCTGATAGGACATTTCTATCTCCGCTTTACTGTTACTGATGTACGTTTGATAGTAGGGCCAAGTAACGCATATATTAGCAGGTAGATTATAATTGTAATCAGTAGTGACAGTATTACCAATAGTGGTGTTACTATTAAGTGAATTAGAAACAGTTAGACTACCATCGGTGATACATGATTTTTTCATTTCGCATTCAACTCAAGCTCGTAATCATGTAAATCACGTTCTAGTCGATAGATTTCTTCTTGAGCACTTTCGATGCGGCTGATAAGGTAACGTACGTCCGCATCTGAGAAGATTTTCTTAAATGCCAAGTCTTGTTTCAAAGCATAAAGGGTTTCGGGAGAGATTATTTGATATCCACCATTGTGCATAGGTTTCATCTTAGTAGCTATCTCCATAATGTCGTATAAACATATATAGAGTTAAGGCTTTAACTGGATGCCGTATCCACCACCTTACCTTACTGCTACAATGCATATCACGTTTACCTATCCGTTGAGTTCTATAACGTAACATACAATGCATTGGTGATATCTAGCCCCGTCCTCACTCGGCTTCCTCAGCTTACTCTACCTGCCCAGGTTTGTCAAGTACCAATTTTAATATGCATTCTAAAATGGCGAGTTGTGGGGAAAGATAGGAGAAAAGGTAGGTAATACCGTAAATCTTCACTTCCCCCACAACTCAAGCCTATATTTAGGGGGCAACTTTAAGCTAGGTTGTAGGCACTCCTTTCTGTCACCCCCGCTCATTTGAGCTATAGCTCATTGTTTTGGGTTTGTCAAGACTATTCTATTGACAGGGGTTTGGAACGGGTGTAGGCTCATATTCGGAGCCGTTGGACAACTCCATATCAGAAGGGAGTACGAATGTAATGGCTACTATCACTTCTAATCGTGTAAAGCAAAGCTATGGTCCTAACTCACATGGACCGGGTATAGTCTCGATGTGGGAAGTTGATATCACTTTTACTGCTGGTGATTCAGGCACAGTAACAGTACAGAGTGATATCCCTTTGTTCGGTGTTGTTCGTCGAATTGATGTAAAACCATATACCGCACTAGCTCAGAATGCAACTATTAAAATTTACGAGTCTACTTCTCTGCTTACCACACCACATATGCCTCTCAGCTTGACGCAGGCTGCTTCCAACGCTGAGAAAGTCGTTCTTCCTGTTGTAGCTGCTACCGACAATACTGGTGCAGCCGTTTCCAGCCAATATGTTCCTTATTTTGTGCATGGTTATCTTACGATGGCTTTTGCGTCGTATGTTTCAACTAACAGAGTCGTTGTTCGAGTTTTCATAGAGACTGGTGGTGCATGATGGCTAAGAAGTCTGTTGTTCCTGTTGCTCCTAAGAAACCTGATACTACTGGTAAACCTGCCACTCCTGGTAAAAGTACTACGGTTAATCCCAACGCTAATCCGAATGCTCCGGGTCAGATTAAGAAATCTACTGGTGCTAAAAATGCAAGTGAGATAGCCAAGACAAAAGCAAAGAAACAAAAGAAGAAGGGTAAGTAATATGCCTGAGAAAAAGAAACAGGATACTGTACCTGAAAAACTACCAAAGGATAAAACGGTAGTCAATCATCGATATCTGGGCGATGATATCGCAGATACTGATAAATTGGTTCATGATGGACAAATGTATCACATCGAGCAGAGAAAAAAAACAGTAAAGACCGAATGAGACTCTGATAAACATTGGGGAGAGCATGGGTAAACAAGCGTACAAGCTAGACCTTACCGACTATACCATACCTATTGATGTTGGAGGTGAAGAACCGGAGCTTATTTCATATAATATTCGGAAGGCGATAGTTGGGCTGTTGACACATACAGAGCTTAGGCTTAATGGCTTGCAGTTGGTAGAAAGATATCAACTTATACAGCGTATAAAGGATGAGTCAGTATCGACACTATTGCTCAATGAACAAGAGTATGGATGGCTCCGGTTCTCAACAGAGGTAGTTCATGGGTTTGGTGAATACGATTACGAAATGCTGACTAGAGTTTTCAATGCCGAGAGGGTTGAAGTTGAGACAAATGGAGAGCAGCAATGAGTAAGGCAGATTTGGTATATTTCTACGCACATTGTATGCTTGGCCTGAAGAATGATATCAATCATGGGCAGCGTTATGTTTTGGGTAATGAGCCATTCGACGGTATTGATATTATCGAAGAACCATCGAGTGACCCATTGGCAGGTGACTGCTCTGGTTTGATGATATCTCTTTGGCGTAGGGCTAATGTCCTTCTTGATGGTAAGACCTACAATCTGTATTTTGGTACGTATCGTCCCATCGCAAATAGCATGTATCGAAAAGCCACGAAGATAGCTCAACCCTCTAAGTTTGGAGATATGTTTTTCTTGCTGCGCGATGATGGTAGAGCAAAACATGTCGGTATGTATATTGGTACTGATAAAAATGGTGTTGGATGGACTATCGAATTTGGTGATGGCACCGGCAAAGTTGGACGACATACGGTGGAATGGCAGAATCAACGTCGGGCGGTTTGGGGCAGGATTCCTAATGATATGGGGGAACGTACTCCTGTAGCTAATCATAATATTCCTGATGTTGATTGGCCGTCTATAAAGTTATTTTCACGCAACACCCAAGTACGAGAGCTTAAGGCTCTTCTAAACATCACACAGGGTTCTACGCTTGATATCTATAACAACTACTATGGGTATTCGGTGTATCGGGAGGTAAAGAGATTTAAAGCGAATCACGTTGGTCCTAATGGTGAGAAGTTTGTAGGTAACAGCATAGTAGGTCCAATGATGCGCTGGGCATTGGCTAAAGCGATAGCGGCTAGGTAGAAAGTGAATAATGAAGTGAGAAGGAGTAGATAATATGGCTAGTGACCTCAGAATTACGTCTGCATGTGGTAAGAGTGCTATGAATAACCTGTTTGGTACTACAACTACATATGCAGGTACTCAATCTAACTCGGGTATCCTACGTATTTATGCTGATGCAGGGACACCAGACATTCCCTCTGGCGAACCAAGTGCAGGATGGTCGCATGGTACGTTGTTGGCTGAGTTGACCATGAACGCATCGAGTTTTGGCGATGCAGCCGACTCTACATCATATGTTCGTATTACAGCAGGTGCGATAACATCAGACACCAGCGCAAACAACTCTGGTAACGCTGTGTATTTTGTGTTGTATAACTCTGCTGGGACTACTGCTCTAATGTCCGGGACCGTTGGTACTTCTGATGCTGACGCTATTATCGATAACGTGGCGATTGCTTCTGGTGCAACGGTTTCTTGTTCTTCTATGTATGTTCAGATTCCGAAGGGATGGACTACCTAATGGCTACATATGAGACTGGTAAGAAGATAGTATGCCCGATGGGGCCACGGCACGAAACGATTATGGAAGAACTACCCGAAGGATATGCTACTAAACGATGGCCTGAAGCTGTTGCTGATGGTTCACGTCTAGAAGAACCGTATCTTCGTTGTCCGGTATGTACTGCCACATTTCCGAAAAGAGGTATTGAAGAGTATCTGGCAGATAAATAACTAACATTGATAAGGTGAGAGTGTGAGTGCTTATTCTGACTATGTTTTGAATAAATCACCTTTGGGTTATTGGAGACTTGGAGAATCAAGTGGATATCCCCAAGATTCATCTGGTAATGGATACCACATGACCATTGGTGATGCCACCTATAGTCAAACAGGGGCTATCTACGGCGATTCAAATACGTGTATGTACTTTAATGGGACCAATGCTCATTATTGGTCTCGTGGAAGTACAGACGACAATGCTTTTGATTTTGGTCCGACTACCAATTTTACTATCGTTTTGTGGTGTAAGTTTACATCTGCTTTGGGAATTACGGAAACGTTGTTTTCTAAAAGAGATACAACGTCTGACCCGTACCCATTTTGGATTAGACAAACATCAAGTGGTCAAGTTGGTATGTGGCGCTGGGATGGAACGACGAATCCAGGGATATCAACTAGTGCAATTAATGATGGTTACTGGCATATGCTCGCATTTGGACATACAGACAATGATTATATTTTTTATAGTTTGGACGGACAGGCTAAGACAACTGCAACAGATAGTACTACAAACTCTACTGCAAATTCTAAGACAATCATTATTGGGCGCGGCTCAGCTACATCTTGGTTTTACAACGGGTATCTAGACGAAATATCAGTATTTACTACTGCTTTGGCTGATTCCGAGTTGTCGCAATTGTATGCTTTGGGTAAGGGAATGATGGCTTCTCGATTTATGCATCATTCGATGCAGAGGAGATAGTGATGAGATGCCTCAGACAAAGTACGGCTGTAACGATTCCTATTGGACCGTTTGTTGATAGTATTGATGGTGATACTGAAGAAACTGCTCTAAGTATAACTTATAGCGACGTTAAGCTTAGTAAGAACGGTGGGTCATTTGCCGCTGCTAACTCTAGTGCAACTTGTACCTATACTGGTGGCGATGAGGGGCACTATCTCCTTTCTCTAACCACATCAGATACAGGGACATTGGGCACGCTAAGGGTAGCTATTCATAAATCAGGAGCATTGTCGGTATGGGATGATTTTATGGTCATGCCTGCTTCTGTATGGGATGCCTTGTTTGCCTCTTCTGGTGGATATATCAATGCTGATGTTCAACGTTGGTTGGGACAGACATGTGCGGCAGTATCTGTCAACGGTGTGCCGGAAGTGGACATTACATATATAGCGGGTTCTGCCGTTAGTACATCATCTGCTCAACTTGGTGTTAACGTGGTTAACTGGAAGGGCAGTGCGGCAGCAGCAATGACTGGCGATGCTTACGCTGTTGTCAGCAATGTAACATATGGCAATAGTGCGCTTAAAGCATTGATTGATACAGTTGATGATTATATCGACACGGAAGTAAGTGCTATCAAAGCCAAAACAGATTATTTGCCGTCTGCAACAGCAGGTTCTGCAGGTGGTTTGTTCATAGCTGGTACCAATGCGAATACTACGGTGAACTTTACTGGTAACTTGTCTGGTTCTGTAGGTTCGATGGGAACAACTGGCATGGAAGCTATGGCAGATGCGTTCCTTAATCGCAACCTTGGTAGTGGCACGGACTCTGGTGGACGCACGGTAAGAAATGCTTTGCGGCCTATGGTTAATAAGTGGGTTATTTCTGGTTCAACTCTCTATGTCTATAAAGAGAATGATAGTACGGAAGCTTGGTCAGCTACCTTGACAACTAGTAGTTCAGCACAGGCTGTTGTTACGGTAGACCCAGCTTAAATTAAGATATTATGACAGATAGCACCAAATTTGTATCTAATTATACTTCATCCGAGATGTTAATGACGAATCCCGGAAACGTGTATGCCGACGATACAAGTTATGCTACCTATACTTCCACCAGCCGCAACCTGAACCAAGTAGTCGGCTACTGGACTGATTTAAACTTTTCTATACCTGACGGTTCTACTATCACGCAGGTTGTTGTTGTAGGTAACTGCCAAATTTCAGCATTGGTTACTGGTGTTGGCTACGGTGTACAATTATACAAGAATGGCACTACCGCAGTAGGCACAGAAGCTACTGTAGCCTTTTCTGCTATCAACACCGACACTACATGTACACAGACAATTACTAGTAGTTTACCATCAGTATCTGAGTTGAATGCCACTGGTGATTCCGGCTTGCGCGTTAGAGTACGATGTTACAATGGTAACTCTCCTACATCGCGTACTTGGTCACTAGATTATCTTAAGGTTACAGTTACTTATACTGTACAAAGCCGAGAGATAACTAGCTTGGCGGCTGTTCTTGGTGGTATAGCATTTAATGCTTTGTTGTCGGTATCTAGAACGATAACGAGCATAGCAGGAGTATTAGGTAGCTTACAGGCATCAGCCACTTTAAATAAGGGTCACATTTTTTCGATAGGTGGCTCTTTAGGGTCACTTCAATGTTCAGCTTCGTTAAGTAATGTTGCTTCTGCTGTTGGCGGATTTGTTGGACCGCTGGGTTGGAGATTTGTTTTCTTCCAGGCAACGGCAAGCAGAGAGATTACTTCGATACAAGCTACGCTTGGTGCGTTGCAAGCATCTGCTAATTTTGTGCAGACATTCAATGTAGCAGTGGTAGCTACTCTTGAGAAACCACAAGCGGCTGCTAATCTTAAGCAGACGCTGAATATGGCAATATATGGAACACTTGGCAATCCACAAGTCGGTGCAAGTCTAAAACAGACCTTTAATCTATCCATTACTGGTACGCTAAGCAAGCCACAAGCGTATGCTGCCCTTAAGCAGACGTTTAACATATCTGTCATTGGAACGCTAGGTAAACCGCAAGTAGCTGCGGCTATAACGCAGATATTTGATGTAGTTGTAACAGCAACACTCGGTAGTATTGCTTCGTATGCTACGTTAACTCAAGCATTTAATACGAGTGTAATAGCTACGCTTGCTAAGATTCAATCGTATGCCCTGCTGAAGCAGACATTTAATTTGAATGTAGTCGGCACACTTGGGGCGCTACAATCGTCTGCAATGGTGCAAACTACTCGTGTTCTTACGATATCTTGTAGTCTTAACAAGATATCGATGGCTGCATCTATGGGTAACGTAAGTCAGTTTTACGTTGAAGGTAATCTTGGCGCTCTAAATGCTTATGTCAGTCTAAGTGTAGAGCAGTCCAGGATATTCAGCGTTCAGGGTACACTAGCGTCCTTGAATACTAGTGCTGCATTAACAAATGTACCGCCACCAAGGTCCCTGACAGTTATAGGTACATTAAGTAATTTGCAATTCAACGCAGCTATATCCGTAACGAGAACGCTCTTTGTTACATGTACATTAAGTAAGCCACAATTAAGTGCAGCCATTGGTGTAACCAGAACAATCGTTCCCGCATGTACTCTTGGCTACATAGTTGTTAATGTTATATTGACAAATGTACCGCCATCGAGGTCAATATATAGTCAATGTACATTGGGCGTGATAGTTGCTCATGCTACACTAACTAATGTACCGCCAGCTAGAAGTGTATCTGTTGTAGCAACTTTGGGCAGTCTTGTATTCAATGCAGATGTTCAGAATAAGCCTAATAATTATCTTTCTATTGCCGCCACACTTGGAGAGCTTGAGATTAGGATATCGATGGTTAAAATACCATTCGATATCATGTCTAACGTGGGGCCAGTAGTGTATATAACTAGTGTTGGTAGAGCAGTAATCGTTACTCATGTTGGGAAAGCAAAGGTTATTACAACAGATGTTGGTAAAGCGAAGGTTGTAACCCATGTTGGTGAAGCAAAGGTTAGTACGCCTATAGGTAGGAGTATGAAATGACAACTGAGCTTGAATTTCCTTCCAATGTAAAGGAACTATGCGTTGGCGATGATTTTGTAATTTCAGGCATTGCTGAACGTAATACTTTGGATGGTGGAGTCGAGCGGATTTCATTGACTGGCGGAAAGATGTACGCAACGTTTAAATCTGACTTGTCGGTAGCAGACGGAAGTGCATCTTTGCAGAGAGATTCGTCTTCAAATCCTGGGTGTTTCAATATGTCGTCAAGTGGTAGATATACAGTAAATATTCCCGGTGGAGATATGGATGGGTTGACTGCTGGTGTGTTGTATTACTTTGATTTGCAGGTTGTTCTAGCTAATGGTGCCCTAATCACGTTAGTACGGGATACGATTCGGTTTGTTCAAGATGTTACTAGAGCAACTTCTTAGAGAGGCATGTGATGGAAGTACAGCCATTCTATACTCTTAGAGACCAATCTGAATGGTTACGCAAAGCCATTGATGTAGTTGCTCGTAGGACTACAGAAGGTAAATCGTGTAATCCAGAAGAGATTTGGGCAATTATACGTAGTGAACAAGAACCTGAAATAATGCCAAAGGATTTTCTTACTGTCTTTGAGGATTCACGGTTTAAGAAGCTAGTAGAGCTACATCTACGTAAGATGGCAGTTAAAGATATAGAACATTTACCTATTGTTCGACAGATTTTGTCTGAGGCTGCATTGCTTACTAATATATCCATCCTTGAGGATTTGGTTGTGAATCCTGCTGATATTCCATTCGGTCAGAGAAGATTGTTGGCTAAAGACCTTAATCGTATGCTCGCCAGGGAGATGAATTTGGCAGAAACGAAAGAGGAGAAAGAAGAAGTTTCTCCATATGATGCTGCCATGAGAGAGGACGCTGCTCTTCAGGAACTGTTGTCTAAGTATCCTAAAGAGATGCATGAGAGTATTCTAAAGAAGTGGAAGCTTGAGCGTATGCGGTACATTAATAATGAAGAGCATAAAGTGAGAAGCATAATCAGATGAATGAACCGCTCTACTCAAGACGTTATATGCAGATAGAGGACGAGATACGTAATGCCGCTCGTGCTAGGGTAGGCTGGCATTTCTCGCCTAAGTCTTTGGTTGAAAATGACCCGGATGCATTTGCTATCTGGCTAGTAACGTATATGTCTTTGTATGTACCGGAAATAGAAGAATGGCAACCACCAGTATTTAACGTCATAGTTAGTGAGAAGCGGGGACAGATATTGGTTCCAGCAGGGACTATGAAAACAACTATTGGTGCTATATGTTATCCGATATGGAGAATTTGTGGAAATCCAAATCTTGAGATTGCAGTTGTATGCAAGACGGATGATGAAGCCATCTCGAATATTAGAGCTGTGCGGCATGAACTTGAGGCTAATGAAGATTTGATACGAGATTATGGACCGTTTGTCCCGAATAGGATACGTGGTACTGGTAGCAAGTGGACGGACCATAGGCTCAATGTAGCAAAGCGTACCAGGCGAAGCAAACAGGCTTCGATGATGTACTTCGGATATGGAGCATCTATTATTGGACAGAGGTTTGATATTGGAATTGTGGATGATATTGTAACGCCTGACATTGGTTCTTCTCCGGTATTGACTAGAAAACAAATACAATGGTTTCAGACAGTATTCGAGACTGGGCCATATGCAGAAGATACGATTGGATATAAAGAAAACTTTCCAGAGGGTAATCAAATACTAAATTTTGCCACACGTATGTCTAACCATGACTTGACTAAACATCTTGAGACTCGGATTCCAGAAGAGGAAGCCATTGATAATCCATATATCAAGGAGTTTAAGACGATTGTAGTTGACTTGATAAAGGATGAAGAAAGGCAAGAGACAATAAGCAAACGATGGCCGTGGAAAAAGGCTATGGCTAAAAAAGCTGAGATTGGCACTACTTCTTTTAACATGAGATATCGTAATAAGATATCGAACGACGATACAGCAATATTTAAAAGAGTTTGGTTGGTTGGCGGAGAATATCAGGGTATACAATACAAAGGTTGTTATGATAAAACTTTGACATTTGGAGAAGTTATACAGCCTGGAGATATGGTCGCTATCGGATATGACCCGCAAAGTGGGTCTAAATCCAGATATTCTAAAGAAGCAGCAATTGTTGTTCTTGCGAATAGGGCTGGTGAATGGCGGCCTAAGCTTGTTGATTACTTCGCCGGACAGATACCCATACTTGAAGAGTTTAATGAAAATTCACAGTTTAAGATAATTGTTCGTTTTGCCAAAGAAGCTAGGATTAATAACAGAGTTTTCGTGCCTGTCGTTATCCTAGAGGGTAATCATATACAGCAGGGGCTACGTCAGTTGATACTTGACGAAGCTCAACGTCAGAACGTGGACCTGAGAGTGATAACAACCAATACTGGTGCAGACAGGCACGACCCTGAAACTGGTGTCGAAGCATGTGCTATCGACTTTGAAAATGGATGGTTAAGAATCCCAGCGATGTATGAATCAGATTTAAGAAAAATTAAACAATTTGAGAATGCAATGATTGAATATGGGTCTTCAGGATTTCTCGATATACCAATAGCCTATTGGAAAGCTAGGAAGTGGCTGTATAGTCAAAGGATAAAGCCTGAGCCAAGAGACACAGTGCTTGATTCACATTTACCAACATGGATGAAAGTTAGAATGGAACGTAAAGGTATGCGTACTGCTGTTAGAGTAGTGGATGCGTACTCAGGAGGGAGTGACTAAGTATGCAAGAGTCTGACACTTATCCTGACTTCATACAAAAAGCAATTCGTATACTTAATAAAGAGCGTCCCCTGAATCGGACCAGGGATATGCAGATTAGACGTATGCAGGCGGCATACGATGGATTCTTGTGGGACTTGGATGCCAATACGTATGGTAGTAATGAGCGGGATAACTTAACAGATGATGTTGGTAGGCGACGGTCAAGTACAGCAGATGGTTTGCGTATGACTGAGTTAAGTGCAAACTTGGTTCGACCACAGACTGAGGATTGGAAAAGTGTTCTGGCTATTCTACCTTCTGTTGGTGTACCACCTACTGTTCCTGGACTTGAGGAGTCTAAGAGGCAGGCAGATAAGCTTGAGAAAATCATCTATGCTATTTGGGCAGATTCTATGCTCGATGTGCAGATGATTGCTGGCTCCCATTATATGACACTTATGGGAAGTCAAGTTGTATATTCTTGTCCGGTTCCTTCTGAGGATAGAATTAGAATTAAGATTAAAGCTCCATATAGATGCTGTGCCAAGTATAAACTGGATAGTTTGGATTTGCATCATCTTGCTTGGGATACAGATGAAGACACAGAAATGATACTTGATATGTACCCAAGCCTTGCTGATAAGATAGCTGAAAAGAAGGGCGGCAGAATAATTAGTATGCCGGAAACGGTGACTTATACTGAATGGAACGATGAGAATTATAGGTTCTTCTTGGTGAATGATAAATGGGTAGAAGAATTGCCTACTGTTCAACACAATTGGGGTTTTGTACCAGGAGCAATTATTCCTAATGTCATTGGTACAGGGTCTATTTGGGGAAGGTCTGACGCACAACAAGTAGTCCATTTGTCGCAAGTGCTATCCGAAGTGATTAGTATGGAAGTCGATGGTCTATTTGAACGTATTTACGATGATGTTTTTATTTTTGATGATAATCCTATTCGTCAGATAGCAAATGGGCCGAGAGAATGGACTCAGCTTTCTAAGGATGCACATGTGCAACTATTACGAGCAGGCATGGCGAGTAACGATATTTCAAACATGAAAGGTACTCTGGAACGGCTGATTAGACTTATCGGTGGTTGGCCGGAAGTTATGTCTTCTGAAATTGATTCTGCTATTCCTACTGGTAAGGCTATCACGGCTTTGCAAGGTCCGGTTGCTGCGCGAGCAGCCGTTAAACATATTGTGACTGCTAGAGGACTTGAACGAGTCAATGCGTTTACTTTACAATTGTATGAAAAAATGTTTGGGAATGAAACCATTAACCTCGTAGCATTACGGAATGGTGTTAGAACATCGATATTTGGTGCTGCTGGAAGAGTTGGTAGTGAACATATAGAATTTGTTCCAAAGAGAGATATTAATGGGAAATATGATAATATTCTCACGTTTTCGCCTACAGGTTCAGATGATTATCGTAGGTCGATTAAGCTTCTTCAGTATCGTGAAGCTGGCATTATAAGTAAGGATACAATACGTCAGCTTGAACCTGGACTTGACCCGGAAGCAGAGGAAGCTAAGATTGAACGTGAAGCTATGCAAGACGCAGATAGAGCAGGTAGAGCACAGTTTGCCGCTCAATTGGCTATTATTAAAGCACAGGCGCAAGTGCAAGCTGAAGCTGCGATGCAGCAGCAACAACAACAACAAGCAGTAGGTCAGCCTGCACTACAGCAGGTAGGTCAAGTGGTTCCTATGGCTGCGGGTCAAGCCCCTGCCGCCATCGTCAGCGGGCCGCAGGGGATACCAGGGCAAGGTCGAGTACCATCTGCTCAGAATCCACAACCTTCCGCGCAAGCTCGTATGGCGAGAGCTAACCCGAATAGAATAACTATTCAACAGTTAAGAGAGCAATTGTCCAGAGTAAAAGGTATCAAGGGTAGAGTATTTGCTGGTGGGCAGATTGCAAAGATGGGTTGGACCGAAAGCCAAGTAGAAATCTGGTTGTCTAATATGCAAGATAAAGGGCCGATATTCCAACAGACAGATATTGGAGCCAGAAATAAATTCTTGGTCCATAAGCTTACAGAAGGTGGACTTCCCAATGACGGTGTAATTGAAGTAACGCCGGTTAAGGAGGTGGCATGATGGCATATGACGCAAAAGTGCGTAGCATAGATACTCCGCTTGGATTCATGCGGCCTCTTAAGCGTGAGCAGTTTGATATGGCACTAGAACGGCAGGTTCCAAGCGCTACAGGTGGTGCTCCTAGAGTACAAGAAGCTGATGTAATTGAGCAATTGCCGAAAATAGAGCCGTTGCCATATCCGAATGAAAGACCGCTACACAATGATATGCCTATATTGCCTACATTGAAAGGGCCATCTGGTGTATTTAAGGCGGAAGATTATAATGTAGGCAATGCCGAGTTTGTAAACTATGTTGCCAATATTCTACAAAATTCGAATGACGACCCGCTGGTTAAATCTGTTGTATCAAGTAGGGGTGACGATATCAGTAGAGCAGCATTGGAATTGGTGGCGTATATGCAAAGGGCATTTGAGCCGCCATCCGAACCTATCCCTCTTCCTGACCAAGTAAATATGACAAGAACTGCACTAAGAGTCCATAACTGGCTTAATAGGTTAAGAGAATCAAGAATGCAAGGCAGGTGAGAACATGGCTGATGAAGAGTTGTATCAGAATGTTCCGACTGGTCCTGTACATGGAGAACAACAGGAGATAGAGCAACAACAAGCTTCTGCCCCATTACCCGAAGAAGGTACTGTATCAGAAGTTGAAGAAGTTGAGGAGATAGTACCGAATGCTCCACCGGAAGCTTTGCAACCGCAACCAGAAGAGGAACAAAACATAAGAGGTGTTGCGTTTAATCCAAGAACAGCTAACTTCCCGCCATTTGGTGACACTATAGATGCGGCGGGTATTGGTATCAATAACGAAGTGGCGTTGGCTATCGCTTTGCTTGGTAGACCTAACACAACTGCATTAACTCGTAGACTGGCAATGTCCTTGATGGAAGAAGCTGGCGGTTTAAATCCAAGTCCATTCGGGGGAGATATGTTGAATCCGGTGGATTTTGAAACATTGGGGAAACCACCAGAAGAAATTGCAGAGTCTGCTGGAATAGAACAGGAGACTTAATATGGCAATGATACCTGAAGGTAGCGGTGGTCAACAGACGCCTACTTATTTCGGAGCTAATGTAGGCGTAGGTTATAATCCAGATGATGAGCGATATAGAACTATGCTTGCTCGCATAGATGGGTATAAGCGTAGAACGGCACAGGCTACCATACAGAAATCTTTTCAATATATAAGTCCGGTGGTAGATATATCCCAGCGTATCAATGCTCTTGGTGGAGATAACGTGTTTTCTTCAAGAGTATCAAGGATTACGAATTACTGGCGATACAGTACTGGTATTGGTCCTGATGCAGTATCTGGTCTGATTCTCGATTTGGCTCTGTCTAATGCAACTATGAGACAGGTCAGGAAAACATTCTATCATATCTCCGAACATTGGGGGCTTATCCCTGGAGCTAATATCGGTTTGGAGAATGATGTTCTCAAAGAATATATCAAGCGTGGGATGATTCTACCAAATAGTAGCACACATGGAAAAATGGTAGAACGTGACCTTGCTACATATGATATAAAGCGAGAAGCATGGCCTGTCGTAAATGGTAAGCCAGTACCACCATCTGTTGCTCCTAAAGGAGCAAATTCTCCTATACCGCAGCCTTTTGTATCGGCAGACCGTATTAAGCCATCCTTTGATAGTATTATATCGCAATTTGCCAAGCAGCTTAGAAATAAACTGTTTGTGAATTTGTCCTTGCTTAATATGCCTAGTCATATAAATACATTGAGTCGTGATTCACTTCAGGCTAAGGTTGAACAAATAAACGCTGCGTATAATGCGATATATCGGGAGAACTTGAAGCGTTTTCCTGACCGTCAATTTGCAGTTTTTAATAGTACTGGTGATACATATAAGGATGGGTTGCATCATTACTTCTTGCGTGAAGTAGAAACACGTAAATTCTATGGTAAAGGTTCTGTTTCAAAGCATGAGACAGTACTGGCATATGATTACTCGCCGCCATTGTGGGTTAGTGCTGCTGATGAATTTGAGAACATTGTCTACAATAAAGATGCTGCTAGACGTGAAGAGCAAAGACTTAAAATGGAAATGCAGGGCAAGGATGATATCGTCCAGCAGATGAGCTTTGCTATGCATCAAGATAATGTTGAAGCAGCACGTAACTATATGTTTCCTACTAGAATAACTCATCCTGCTGATGAGGCCGGAGTTTGGCATGACCCGGCTGAAGAATATTTTGAGTTTATGAAGGCTGCTACTACTGGTATTGATTCACCATTTTTAGAAAAGAGTGCCATTAAAGTCTTGGAAGGACAGACTCTTGTTCCTGGCTTAGATATTATTCCAGGCTCTAAAGAAGTTTGGAAATTGGCAGATGCCATGTATCTTGAAATGGCTAGTCAACAGTCTATGGCTTTAATGATGGAACCATTCGAGAAGATTGGTGAAGGATTTAGCTTTTTGGGAAAATCGTTGGAGATTGTTCCGCGAGCAGTATGGGATTACACTTTGGGTGCAGTACATGAATATCATTATGAGCATTCTGTAGGTTATCGTAATGCATACAATGCTATTGCTCCAAAGGTTAAGTTTGTAGCCGAACCGTTTGGTGCTGCTATTGCTTTTCCGATTAAAGAAGGTGGGAAGTTTCTGATACAGACCGTGCCAGAAGCTATAAATACAGGTCTTAATTACGGAGCGATGGCATTATGGGAATCTGGTAGGTATCTGTATAATAGCGCCGGTACGGATATTTCTGCATTACAAGCTGCTATGGCATATAGAGAATCTATTAGGTCTGACCCCGAGATTTCGCCTTGGATGAAACGGTCTTTGCAGGCATCTCTTGATGTTCAATCTGGCAAAATGGGTTACATAGATTATATGAAAGCCAGAACAAGAGATTTGAAAGTATTCAATTATAGTCCGACTGCTAGCATCCTTGAATCACAAGGTATTGACCCCCATGACCATCCGGCGTTAACAGTTACGATGGATATGATATATCAAACTGGTGCTATAGTCGCTGTTGGTGCAGGTCTTGGTTCATTTGCTAGGGCTACTGGACTTGTTTCTTCAGTTAATAAGGTTACTGGTGCTAGGCGTGTGGGATATGCAAATAAACTTGGACGTTTGATTGTTAAATCCATGCCTGGTGCTGACAATTTGGCAGATTGGATAGCCCGTGTTAGCGAACCCTGGCGCATTCGTAGAATGCTAGGACCCACAGTATCGCAAGATACTGTATTAAAGCTAGCTAGTGCTAATACAAAAGATGATGTAATTAAGGTGTTAGTTGATAACCTTGAGGATGGAGCATTTATTGACCCGTATAGTACGGCTATTCGTAGAAGAGTATGGGAGCTTGCCTCAAGAACTAATGCGTATCATGTTTTGCCAAGAGCATTAAGACTTGGATTCGATACAATTTCTGAGAGTGTCATGTTCAGGCTTGATGGTGAAAATTTCTTCTATGATATGCGTTCACTTGGTCATGTAACTAATCATCCACCTAAAAGGATGGAGTATTGGTTAAATGAGGCTTGTAAAGCTACTTCGCAGGAAGCCAGAGAATCGGTAGCTATCGCGTTTATCAAAGAGATAGCTCAGCGTAATCCGAAGCGATGGGCTAAACTTGAAAAACTAGGCAAAATGCCAGTAACTCGGTCGGAGCTTGGTGAATCAGGAAGCAGACAATTTGTTGTTAAGCAATGGGGAAACCCTCAAGATATTGGCATGTTTAATCCAGAGGATGCTGCATTGTATGCAGAGCAACGGCTGGAGTTGTTGAATGAATTGGCAGGTGCTCGTGGACTCAAACTTGATGAAGTAAGAGCAGTTACACTTGATGAGCTTAGGGCACCAACCTTGTATAATGCTAAACAGGTTCACACAGATATAATGACCACATTCAAGTTGAAGCCACAGAGCAGGACGGCTGGCACAGATTTTGTGTCTCAAGTTAGAATGCAATATGAGGGCTTTCCGCAAGGTACGCAGGAGCGGGCTATATATGAAGCAGTTAAAGACCTCACTCCTGATGAGATATCTACTAATAGTGCTTACAATTTAAGTAAATTAATAGCAAAGAAAGTGGAGACTCGTTCAGCTCAGGCGCAAGAGTTGTATATGAGTAGGTTTGGTGTTGGTAGCACGGAAGAGTTGTCAATACCTAACCAGATTATATTGGCATCTAAAGAAAGAGAAATACTTGCAAAGCAAATTGAGAGTTTTGTGACTCCATCTGAAGCAGAAGTTAATGCAAGAGTGCAGGCTATTCTTCAAGCTGACAAGAGTGATGAGTTAAGAACGTTCATTATCGAGAGTGGCGGATTAGACCCAATTGAAGTTGAAAAATTTGAAGTTGGATATGCCAGGGCGCAGATTGCAGGCGTAACAACTCCGCGGGAACATAAGCTTGCTGGTTGGAGTAAAAAAGGTGGTTTGTCTCCCACGCAACTTGCATCTCTTATTAAAGCAGATGCTCGCTTTAGCGGTTCGGGAGTCGTGGACGAGCGTACATTGCTCGATTTTATTGATAACTACATGAGTAAGAATAAAAGAAAGAATTATTACGCTCAACTTGAGTTTCGTAGGCTGGCTGAAGCCAAGATGGGTACAGAAGAGTATGATGAGATGATAGAAACTCTTAGAGCGTATGATTCTGTCCTGTCTGACCCACAGCTTGTGACTGTGCTTTCTCAACATTTTGGTCCAGATGATATTAAAGCAGTTGTGTCTACAGTTACTAAACGTGGACGTAAAGGTGCTAAGGAAATTAGATTGGCAACCGAAGTGCAGGAAGCAGAGTTAAAGGCAGCAGTTCAAGAAGAGTATGTTTCGCAACTTGATATAGATGTGCTTAAAAAGCGTATAGAATTTTTGAAGAATTTGCGGCAGGACGATAGAATACTTCTGGCAAATATCAAGAAACTTGAGGAAGATATAATCAAGTTAAGGTCCGGGACGGAACCTGTCCGACAGATGGCTACTTATTTGTATCAGCAAAGACAATATATTAGTTTGCCTGCACCTGTTGGTGTAATAGCTGCGGAATATGCTGCTGAAGGTGGATTGAAAGAAGTATTGGCGTGGGCTGCTGCTGGTGCTGGTGGAGGCGCAGCGTATAGCTTTATGGCAAACGATGAAGAAGATTTGATTCAGAATATGATAACTGGGACCATATTGGGTGGAGTATTTCTTGGTGGTAGCGGCTACCTGATGAAAGCTCTTGATAGAATGGGTAGGGCTAGCATAGCGGGTACGACACTAAGTATAGATAGGCTAACAGTTTGGTGGAAAAGATACCTTTTGGCTAACCCTGGTATTTTGATGCGTATCATAACTGACGAGCCTTTGCGTATGTTGTCTCAAGGTTTTGACCCATTAGCAGTTGTGGCGTCTGTGTGGGGTAAAGATAAATACGCTGCTGAACTAAGGAAAGATGCTGAACATATTAAAATGTGGGGAAGCTATAAGTTTGAACGTGCATATGGCAACCCGGCGCAGTTTTACAGTGATATGAGTCCGGAAACTAATCTGAGATATATCTTCGCTGATATGCATCCTGTTGACCATATTATGATACGTCCTGGGGACCCACAGTATATCAAAGCTGCGACAATCACTTTATCACATATTCGGAATGATATCGCTACAAGAGCGTATCTTGGTCTCACATATCCTGGTAAGTATGGCAGGGAAGGTTTGAATCAGTTAATTAATGAAAACGCTGCTGTTAGGCAGTTTATAGCTACTCGTGGTCCAGGTGGATTTGAATATCAAAAGAAAATTTGGATGGATACTATCGAAGAAGCTACGGAGAGTCTCATTAATTATGCTATTCGTCCTTTGGATGATATCGAAAAGGCACAATACAATGCATTTTTGCGTGAGGTAGCTGAGTATGATAGACAGATGGCAGAAGGTGTCTGGTATCGTGCTGGCGAACATAACGAATATACGGAATTTTGTACTCCAATTGGAGATGAAATTGTTCCGAGAATGACTGGTTCAAGAGATACTGGTGTTGCTACAGGACAGTATTCGTTTAGTTCGCCGGGTGAGGGACGTATACCTGTTAAGAAAGCCAAGAATCCTCTTGTAATTGGTAAAGAAGATAGTTATTTTGAGAGAGATTATCTTCACGCAGATGGTCGGCGTATGATATTGAAAAACCCAGAAAAGTATGATGAAGAAACAATAGCTAGAGCTACTTCATATTCACCCTGGGCATTTCAAGAAGATGCGATTAATCTTTTAAGAGCAGCAGAATACATTCGTAGAAGATTTGCCCGGGGTCAGGGTGAAGATATAGCTATATACGCTACTTCGACTATTATTAAGGTTTTAAATAGTAGTAAATTGAGTGAAGGGCATGCTGGGCTAATACTAAGAGGTGTAGAAAACTTTGATGATACTGCATGGAGTCTTGCTCAGTTACGTCCAGCCAATATATCGGAAGAACAGGCGATACGTGAAGTATATGATGTAGTTAGAATATGGGCACAATCTGGTTCCCAAGTTCATCCAATGAATATATTACTTCACAAGAAGTGGGGATTCGATGGTATAACATATTCTGGTAAGGCATCATGGGCTGCTGATGATGCAACATTCGGCAATGTAAGATTTCCACAGATTGATGAAAGGGGATTTGTTGAACGCAGAATAACTCCAACAACTCCAGGATATAAACAGATTGGTAATCGTTACATTGATACTGATGAGGAACCGATAGGTCCAAGACCGGAATTTATGAAGTCTAATGTACCAAAAGACTTTACGCCAACTATCAAAAATAAACGTGGTACTTCTTACTATACGACTATGTTGCCAGAGGGCAAATATAATTTGTACCATGTTACTACGGCTAAGTCCAAGGTGCTTGAGGAAGGACTTAAATCTGATTCTCAATTGATAGCAGAAGGAAGAACATTTGCTGGTCTTGAAGGTGGTAATATCGTTACGGGGCAAATAAGCGTTGGTATAAACGAAGCAGATGCATTGCAAAGAGCTGATGTAATTAGAACGGCAGTTTTGGCTGCTCGTGGTGAAATATCCGCCGATGAGCTTATGGCTAAGTTCTGGGAATGGGTCAAGGGTTCTCGTTTGTACAAAGATGAAAGTGATGTATATAGTTCAATCTTGCGCGAGCTACCATTGTATAACATCAAGTATGATGAGTTTGCGGCTGCATATGCGAACCCAGATTCACGTATTATTTCTGGACTAGTAGGGGAATGGTGTGATACACCAGAAGCTCAGCAGCAAATAAGGCAACTTTTGAATGCTATGGCTGAGACGGAAGCTGGTCAAGCAAAATTGGTTTCTTTAGTGACTAAGATGGATTATAATAACCCAAGAGGTTCAGTAGTCTTGCATTCTTCTCCTGAGTCTCTTAGGAGTATTAATCCAGATGAGATTGCTATACTAAGAGTCGCTGTAAAGAGGGGTGCGATACCTACAATAAGTTCTGTCGAACGAGAATTAAGATATGAACCCGGTGAGGTAATTCCATATATAGCCGAACCATTCCTTGAAGAAGGTCAAAGTATCAATTATGGATACTTGACTATCAAGAATACCATAGTAGAGCAGATGCTTAAAGGTACGTTAGGTATTACTAAGGAAAACATAGCTAAGATACCTGACCATATGAAACCGATTGTTTTTGGACGCCGACCTTCGAGTAGAAAGATAACAAGAGAATGGAATCAGTATCTTGAGGAAAAGGCAGAGTATGACCTTCAGGTTAAACTGAATCCTTCTTATGCCGACACGCATCCTGCGCCTAAGATGCCAGATAGAGTAGTTAAGCGTAGGTATTCTCCGCTATCTCCGATTGATTCTTTGTATGAGATGTTTGAGGCAGCTACTACAAACATCAGAACATCAATGTATTCTAAGTATTATCTCGATGCCGAGAAAACTCTTATACAGACATATGAGGCTAGGGGTATACCTCTTAATCAGACAATTGCATACAGAATCTCACGTAAAGCGGATGCTATAGCTAGGGAGAAGTTGAATAGGTCAGCTTATACTGGTAGGCGTACAGCTCTTGAATATTCGCTTAGAAATACTATACCATTTGCTCCTGCTATGCGTGATTTCCTAACTTTCTGGATATCTGAATCGTTTAGACGGCCATCAAGAGGACTGGCTTGGATAAATGCAGTTCAAAATCTACCAGATAGAGTTACGCTTGACCTTGACGAGCAGTACATGAATGCAGTAGGAGATGCGTTAGCTAATTTTGCTGAGGAAAACGCAGATAATCCCATTTCTCTCCTTAGCTCGCTTATGGGCGGGATTTCACATAGCTTGGCTGGGCAACGTATCACGTTTCCATTAAGACAATTGTCATTCTTTACTGGTGGTACTAGCCCCATGCCTGCTAATCCAGAGGATATAGAAGAGCTTGGGATATCATTCTTTAGACAGATATTCCCAGGATGGGGACCACATGTGACGTTTCCGGTAGATTGGTTTATTGAATCTTTCCCAGAGTATAATCAATATGCTAGATGGATAGGTTGGACAAAAAATACTCTAGAAAAGATTCCAGGACTTGAGCTAGCTGGAAAAGACATTCCGCTCAACTCGCGTATTGAAAAGATGGTGTATTTTGGTACAGCTTTAGTGATTGGTACACTTACTAGCTCTGCTAACTGGATAGCCACCGGAGAGTGGAGTGACGGAATATGGGATGGCATATCACTTCCCGGTCCATTTGGTTCTAGTCGTCTTAAAGATACTAGAAATAGAGCACTTGATGGGCTAATACGTGCTCATGCAGACGCTCTTGGTCTTGATATAACTAAGCAAGAAGATAGAGAAAAACTTTTGAGTACTTTGCGACAGAATTATACAGTAACTCAATTCATGGCTGCTTTAGCCGGGAACTTGCAGCCTATGAATATATTGATTAGAGATATTGAAGCATCTGATTTGATGAAAGCTACTAATGACTATTCTGGTATTCTGTTACGACAGGCACCAATTGAGACTTTACCTACAGATGAGCTTGGCAATCCTATACCTGATAGAATTAAAGGTTCTAGAGTATGGCCTGCTTCTCAAGCGAGAACAAATGCATATCGGACAAAACAGTTGAAAATGATTCGTGAGGAATATCCAGAATACTCAGCATATTTCGACGCTTTGGATGCGTTTTATGAACATGATGAGATGAAGTTTGCTGAGATAATGATGCTTAATCCTGAAGTTTCTGGATTTTTTATTGCTATTAATGCTAACATGGTAAATGCAGGGACCAAAACCACGATGCAGCTAATGGGAATTGACCCTGATAGTGATGAAGGCATGATGTATGCTTTAATCAACGACTTTTTCAAGCCTATTGAAGGGCAAGACTATCTTGATATGATGGCACAAAAGATAGCTAAGTACAGAGGTTTTGTTAAATATCAGCAGTTGTGGCAAGCGTTTGAAAATGAGACTTCTCATTTGAACAAAAGAAGCTTGGAATATGCAAAACTAGCAGAAGATTTCATGAATATGCTAGATTCTAGAATGATGAAATCGACTGAAAGTGGCTCGCTTAAGCTTGTTGATGGTGAAGCTAATTATGGCTGGGGGATGGTCTCTAAAAATAATGAATATGCTGCTGGGATGCCACAAGACCTATGGAAATCATTCCCAACTCAATTTCCATCTTGGACAAAACAAGAGAAAGCTTATGCGGAAAAAGCTAAGGCTAGACTTGAGGCAGAAGCAGCCAAAGTAAAAAGCTCATTTCAACAAGATGTAGTTGGATTGGATGAAAAGAGTTGGACATATAAGTTCCTCAAGGCAAGAATGGATTCTGAGCTTGAGAGACTTGGTATTAATCTGAAGCCGGAATTGAAAACAGACCGCCAGCTTGACATTGAGGAAGTTCAAGAGTGGCTTTCAAAGGATATCTTGGTTTGGACTGATACAGATGCCAAGTCGAGAGGGTATAACCTTAATGAATCTGATTGGATACAAATACAGCAATTGGCACAGTTGAGGGACCGTACCCTTAAAGAGCTGGCTTTCGTAGGTGAAAATAGTATCTATGCAACCACAGAAGATGGACCTAAGCCACAAGTTGCTGCCATTCGTGACCGTTATTTAGCGCAGCTTAATGCAATATTAGTTTCAAATGATACCGTTCGTGATATGTACTATGACTGGAGTCTAAAACAACGGTACGAGCGATTGCGCGATATGGAAGAGCTTAGTACTCCGACATGGAACGAGTGGTTTTACCATTTGGATAGATTTAAGGAATTCATGGAAATATACACAAAGGGCTTTTGGAGAAAAAATAGCAAGGGAAAAGTAGTATGGACTCAAGTAGTACAGGGTATATTTCCAAGAGAGCCTTATAAAGATTACATATCAGGAAAGGCTAAGTATACTGGTTCACAAACAGTACAACCAGGAGCCATGATTTTACGTAAGGTATATGACGAATTGTGTGCACGTGACCCAGAATTTGCTAAAGATATGGAATACTTTAGTCCGACAATGTGGGATTATTATCTTCATTGGTAGGCGGTGAGTTATGGCGCTCATATCTAGTGGAAGTGGCTCAAGTACATCTAACTGGGGATTCCCGTCTAATCCATATGTAGGGCAGACGTTTAATTATTATGGTATTGTTTATAAGTGGAATGGTAGCTCGTGGGTAAAGCAAACGACAAGCACTAGTACAACAAGTACAACTAAATCTACTACGACAACTGCTCCATCTACCACAACCACAACTGTATATAAACCTAGTATCTCTAGTGCAGTTTCACCAGAAACTAATTCTGCGACTTGGCTGCACAATGCCTATTCAAATTCCTATTATATGGGTGATATTTGGTATCCAATTTATAATTCCTCAACTAAAGAATCACTAGTTAAGACAACATCAACAGGAACAACTACTTATACACCGCCTAAGGATTACACAGTACTAAATGCATATGTACAAGATATAACCGGCTACTATTACGGAGCTAACTGGACAGATTGGGTAGCCTATGGTGGTGATTGGGATAGATTGTTAGATGATATTCTTACTTTGCAGCCAGATAAAAGCGGTGGTGGTGGTGGTGGCGGGAGCTATGGTGATACGTCTGTGAAATTTGCAGACAATCTAGAAGAGCTATTTAGACAAGTATTAGGAAGACCGCCAACATCGAGTGAACGTACTAAATATTCTGGCTCGTCGCAGTATACAATATTACAGTATCTTACTAGTTTGCCAGAGTTCACAACTCTATCGCCTGGATACTCAGCTATTGCTGCTCCGTATCAGTATTTGTGGTATCAGATAATCGATAATGATATTCCATTGCCGATTGAAGAATTGCGTACATGGATAAATAACAATTGGACACAACAACAAGTTCTTAATCGTATACGTAGTTTACCAGTTTGGGATAATGGTCGTGAGAAAATTAATCTTACTGTTGTCTTTGACGATAAATGGGACGATTTAACTGGAGACTCTCTTGGGTCAAAAATGACGGCAGAAGATATTGCTAAGAGAGATTGGCTTATTAAGAATGGTGGAACACCTGCTGAGTGGGAAGATTATATTCTTACTACACCACAATATAAGAATGGCTCAACATATCTTAGTATCAAGCAGAATGTTAAAGAAGTTCTGTATGATATGTGGGGCAGAGATGTTGTCGATGCCCTATTTGTTGAAAATCCAAATTATATTGAGGATGTGGTATGGGCTGCACTCGGCGGACAAACTGCATCTGATACATTGATAGCAGACTGGGCAAGACAAGATACAGAAAAATGGCTTATGGGTCCGCAGGCAGCAGCATCAAGAGAAAATCTTCGTGATGCATTTATTGATATAATGATGATTGCTCCTACACCGGATGCTCTTGATGCGTGGTTGATATCTGGAATGACTCCATATCAGCTAATACAACAGTTGCGTGAAACTCCAACATATAAAGCTATGTACGCTATGAAGCCAGACTGGATGAGTGAGCAGACTTGGATGGCGACCGGCCAAGCGTACAACGCTGTTGGTAGATGGTACTTTGGTAATGCTGGTGTTAAGCAGTATTATACAGCAGAAGAGCTTGACGAGCTTCGAGTGCGTCAAGCTATTAGTCCAGATAGCATACCCAATGGTGTTTATCGTGATGAGGATGGCAATTACTATACATATGCTGGTGCCAGTTGGGACTTTTCTACTGAACAAATAAGATTCTGGATTGATAATGGCATTACACCGGAAGAACTGCATAGCTATTATGTGTGGACGGAAGATGCCAATGCAAATCTACCAAATATGAACTTCCTTGGTGAAGCCATTGGTCGGCAGTATACGTTTGATGATGCGTATATACTTATGTCTGGTGCCGCAGGCTCTGGATTGATACGAGCGCAACTACAGCAAGCTGAGCTAAGGCGACGGTTTGATGAAGCTTTCTTCATATATAATGGTAGGATGCCGACTCTAGAGGACTATGAATGGCTTGAAGCTAACTTTCCTAATGCATCTGCTTACGCACGAATTATGAGTGCAGAAGAAGATGCTAAAGCTAACTTTAGGGAAGTAGATGAGTTGTTGATGAGAGTGTTTGGTGAACATGCCGACCTAGAGATGCTAAAGAAGGTAGCACTTGGGTCAGCGGATAGTGGGGTGTATGAATCTAAAATACAATTAGCAACAGAGTTGGATAGGTATAGGTGGGAATTCAAGTCGTATTATAAGGTTGAGCCTACACCAGAAGATTATGCTAGGTTTGCTGGTTACGCAGGACCACAAGAGCTTGCGAAAGAGCTTGAAGTTCGTGAGTTAATACAGGCTCGTGGTCCTTCTCTGCAAAAGATATACAACCAGTATTGGGTTCCACTTGGGTATGAATCTATGGATGATGATGATGTGGAAACTCTTGTAGGCAAATATGAAGGGTGGGGAGCTATTGAAGCACGTATGACGATGGCAGAGCAACATAAGTCTCAATGGATAAATGCTAGAGAACAAGCATTCTATTATGGTGCAGCTTATTCTCCTGTATCTTATCCTGAATTTGGTGGCGTAATGCTTCCCGGTTTACGTAACCTTAGAATCTAGGGGGAGAGAAAATGAACAATGATAAAGAAATACTATTGAATGAAGAAGAAGAGCAAGAGCAAGAAGAAGTTATTGTTGAGCAAGAAGATGAAGAGGAAGCAAATCTTCTTGCTAGGCTGCAAGAAGCAGAGGCTAGAGCAGCTAGGCTTGAGGCTGAAGCTCAACGGCAGCGTGATGAAGATTTTAAACGCAAACTGGAAAGTGTACCGCCGGAAGAACGAATCAAACTTGAATTGGAATATGAACGCTCTAAACGGCAGGAAATAGAGCTGAAACTTATGCGAAACGAGATTCGTTCTGAATATCCTTTGTTCGCAGGTATTCTTGAGATTTTCAGTTCTAGATTTCAAATTGAACTTGATAGTGCAGATGAGTTGAGGCAGATAGCAGAAGCTATTGGGCCTCAGCTTAATGCATTGCTTAAAGACCAAATATCAACGGAGAAAACAAAAGTACGGAAAGAGGCAATCAAAAAGTGGGGGATTCAGGGAACCACATCATCTGTATCTGGTGTTCCCGAAGGTAAGAGTGCAGCACAAATTAGATATGATGCTGTGAAGGAACAGTTTGAGAAAGACCCTACAAATCCGGTCCTTTTGCAGAAAATGATAGCGGCTAAACGCGAGCTATCAGGACGCTAAAGGGTATTGACAAATCTAGGTTCTGGTGTTAAGGTTTAAGTACCCTGTCCGGGAGGGGAGAGTGATATGGCCCCTAACCTATCCTCTCCCCAGCCCAAACTTGAGCCAATAGGCTTAATGTCCTCGACAGAACACAATAGTTGGTTGCACGTTGACTACTGTATTGGAGGACATTAAATGGCTCTTGAACCGGCACTATATCCATCCACACTTGACCGCTCTGCATATCAGTATGTAGAAAACTATGATATGTTTTGGGAAGCAATGAAGCTTCCCGGTGGTCGTCTACGTTTCCTTGATTTGGTTAAAGATGGACCGCCAGTTGATGCAAGGGAATACTACTGGACAGAGGATATCGCTAAGGTACGCACCGTTAGTCTTAATGGGGCAATTACTAATGAGACTACATGGACGCTGCAAGATGGTGAGGCTGCGTATCTACAGCTAGGCGATATGCTGCATACTACTGCTGCTGGTATTGATGAGTGGGTACAAGTGAATGCCACTCCCAATACCACTAACCATACCATTAGCGTTACTCGTAACGTGAATGGGCTTGGTATTGATAGCTGGCCTGATGATACTGTTCTTCGTATTGTCAGGACTCGTAATGAAGGCTCCGGTGCTGATAGTTGGGAGTTCAAGGGTACTGTTCGGCGTACTAACTATACTGTTATCATCTCGCATACAGTTGGCATTACTGGTACTGCCGCTGAAGGGCAACCGCGTGCTAATTATGGCGATGAGCTTGACAGGCAAGAAGCAGAGATTTTGCTTTCGCTGAAGGGTGAGGTTGAAGATGTACTTCTGTTTGGGCCAGGGCAGGTTCCTGCGGCTACTCCTGCCTATGGTGCTCCGCAGGGTATACGTCATACTATCCTTGCTCGTAATGGTGGGAACATTGGTACATCTGCTTGCCAATGGGGATTCAGGCTGCTGAACGATAGGGTAAAGGAAGTTGTTGAGGAAGGATTCATTAACGCAGGTTCTAACCTTATTTGCCTGGTTCCGATTGAAGGTTATGCTGCTGCTGGTTTTTGGGGAGCTGGTGCAGTTACCCGTGAGGCTAGTGACCGCACCTTCGGGTTTGAAGTTAACATGGTTCATACTACAGTTGGTATTGATGTGCCGCTGATTTGGGCTGAGGCCGCTAGGCCGGATGAGTTCATGCTTATTGATATGGGTAAGTTTGAGCGTAACCCATTCAAGAACAGAACCCTTATCCGTATGACTAAAATTGGTGGTGTTGGCAATACTGACGACTTCGATGAGCGTAGGTTGCTCATGGAGTTTGGGTGTAAGTTGCGGTATGCTGATAAGGCTCACTATCTCCAAAAATCCGTTAACTTCAGCTACTAATAATAGCTGAAAGATTTTAGGAGGTAGGAATGGGAAACTACGGATACGATAGCAAACACGCAGTAGGCGAGAATAGGGTTGTTCAGCTAACTGATGCGAAACCTGTGCTCTATACTGATGAAGTAGACACAGTAGCGCATGTGAAGCTGGCTTATCTCCCGAAAGGCGCATGGATTCTTGATGTACTAATCCAAGTAGAAACCGCATTTAATGATAGCGGAACAGACACGATAGAGGTTGGGGTTATTGGTAGTACTGCATCATATCTGGCTGCTACTTCGGTAGCTGCTACTGGTATGATTGTTGCATCTCATGCCGGTACTCCACTTGTTCCTGCTGCACGTCTAACAGCGGATTCTTGGATTGTCGCTGTGTATAGAGGACAGAACAATAACGCTTCTGCTGGCAAGGCAGTCATTTCTATTGTATGGGCGCCCTGCCAAGAAGAGCCAGTCTTGTAGTAAAAGGGGAGAGATATGACGGGGCAACTGAAAATAGTGGCTCCGTGTCCAGATTGTATGCGGCCTCTACATAAGGGTAAAACCTGTGTAGAGGCCGCATTGGATGCGGACTACAATGGTCCTAAACCTGCGCCTCTTTGCCCGATTTGCAATAGGTATCATCCTAAAAAGGAGAAATGTCAATTACGGAGTAGAGAGGAAGAGGAGCTATACCGACAAAGAAAGTGGTAGGTCATGACTACCTACTATACACAGAATCTTGTGTGGGCTGTTCGTCGCATGATGAACGACTTCGGCGCAGGCGTAATGAAGTTGGATGCGGCCATTACGTCAACAGGCGCTACCACTATGAGTGTATATGATTACCCGGACACATTGGAAGCAGGAGATATTGTTGAGTGTGAGCTTGAGCTATGTGAAGTAACAGTAGTTGACCCGGACCTTACTATTACCAGAGGAGAACTGGGGACAGTAGCAGCTACTCACGTTATCAACACTCCTGTTATCATTCGTCCTAGATATACGAATCTAACAATACTTGATGCGTTAAATGAAGGCATGGAAATGCTTTCACACTATGATGCACGTATTGTTGAGAATACAGAAGTATCTACTGTTACCAATGTAGAAGAATATACAATAACAGAACCAGTTAATGAAGAAGGTGAATTGCTTGGTATCGTCTATGTGGAAATGGAGACAGATACTACAGGTAAATACAGAGAACTACCAAACTGGAAGCAAAGTAATAGTACACCGCCAAAGCTTATCATTCATGGATGGCAACCTAGCGGTCGTAATTTAAGAATAACAACTGTTCGTTCCTATGCTCAATTGAATTGGGACGATACTGCACAACCGCTAGATTATAAAGACAAATATGATAAGTTTCTGGTTCGGTTTGCTGCTGGTTTGCTAATGGAACAGGTAGAGCTTCGTGCTTCTGCATTTGATAAATCGGCAGTTACTCAGACAAGTGATTTACGCACGAGATATCAGCAAATTGGTCGTAACATGCAGACTGCTGCTATGGCTTATCTTGATATTGTTACTTCTTCCACATCTGTTGTCTATCGTCCCAGCTCAAGGTTTTATCGGTTATGAGAGTTGGTCAATATGACATAAAGTTAGATGATGTTGGATTCATGGTGGTAGAGGGTACGTATTCTGATACTGGACGTACTCCATTGCTTGAAAAGAACATTATGGAAACAGCCGAAGGCTCGCTTGACTTCAGCATAGGTTGGCCTTACTTTCAACGTTCATGGATACTTGGTGAACAACAAGAGTATACTCATGAATATGACGAGTTGAAGACTAGTGCACCACGCAGATACTTCGAAGGGCATGGTGTTAATAACGAGAAGCATGGTAAGCTGAGCTTACTCCCCGCACTTACCCGTACTTTAACAGCTACTGATGTAAGTGGTAATTTTGGTACTTGTCCGATATGTACAAATAAAACAGGTTCGACTGTTTATGCTTTCCCTGCTGGGCAAACCAAAATGTGGAAGTATGCGGCTGGCTCTTGGACAAGTGAATCAATAACAGGTGTAGTCGCTCCTGTGCTTGATTGTATTAATGCAGGAGATGAACTATATATTGTTGACTCAAATAACTCCGGTTCTCGGGTACTAAAACGTTCATCTGGTGGAACATGGTCAAGAGTTACCGTACAAACATCTACCACTAAGTTTGGATATGATGATATCGCCACAGACTATGTTGAAGTTAACATAGATAAAAAGTACACTACCAAGTGGGATTGTCCATTCAACGGAACGCTGACCAAGCTAAGCGTATATCTTGATGGTAAGGGTAGCGGTAGTGGAAATCAAGTTTTGAAAGCTATTGTATATAGCGCAAGCGGTAGCGCTCCTAATGAACTCGTCACAAGTGCCGTGTCTTCTGAAGTGACGGTAACAGATGGACAAAGTGAAGGATGGGTAGACTTTACTTTTACGACACCACCAACAGTTACCACTACTGAGTATTTTATTGGAATCATTGCTGGTGGTAATACTAATACGACAAGGCTATATTATCTACAAACTGGCGCAGGTGTATCTGCTGTAGCATCTGATACATATTCTGATGGACCATCAGCTTCTTTCGGGACTGCTACAATAAGCACAGATTTCTTCTGTGTCTATGCTACTTTGTCTTACGTACCGGCAGGATGGGCAACAACTGCATATGATACAGCAACAGCAGTAGCATGGTCTAATGGTGAGCTTTATATCCTTACTCCAACTGCTTTGTATGCTCATACGGCGGGAGAATATGGTTCAGAGTGGACAGGTGGCTCCATAATGTGTTCTCATTCGGGATGCATTTTCTTCTCGGATGGGTCTAACAGAGTCTACATGTACCAAGGGCAGGGAACACGTTTAATACTTGAAGATTTGCCGGATGGATTTCAAGTTCAATGCTTGTTTTCTAAGCAAGCAAGAATGTGGGTATGTGGTCAACTTGCTAATGGTGATGCTGCCATCTACTGGTACAGTAGAAGTATGTGGGGAATAGTTGGACAACTATCTCGTGGTTCTTCTACTTCTCGTTCAATTACGGCTGGCGCTGCAACGACAGAACATGTTCTTTTTGCTGATAGTAAGTATGGTGGCATAGTCAGACATTACGTATCAGAAGGTGGTTTAAGTCATTATCTAGCTTTTGGCTCAGAAATGACTATACCATACAAGGGTCTTACTACTGGCGCTGGGAAGACTGTTATTGTGTTGTATAATAATGGAGCTAATGACGGTATATATGTCGATTCAGCCAATACGTATGTAGCTTCTGGTTGGATTGAAGGTTCTAATAGTGATGTGCAAATGCCAGGACATACTAAGCTTTGGCATTCTATCACAGTTGAATGTTTACCGTTGAAAGCAGGAGAGAAGATACAAGTCTATGCTTCGGTAGATGGTGGTACTACTTTTACTCATTATGGCGATATAGATGGTATTGGTGTTACTCGTGGTGAGTTTCGCATAGAAGCAACTAGTGTTATATGCAAATACAAACTTGTACTATATGCTGGAACTAATGCGACTACTACACCATATGTGATATCAGTATGTCTACGTGGCTCGCCTGCTGTTAGATACGGACGCAAATGGGAGTTTGGTATTAAAGGTTACATTGAAGTTGAGGACCATACTGGACGTTCATCCGCCAATATGAAAGAAAAAATAGATGAGCTACTTCAAAAGATTGATACTGCTACGCCTATGAATTTTATTGATATTTACGGCGACCAATATCGCGTTGTCGCTCGTCCATATAAACGTACTCCATTTCGTGCAACCAAAGAAAATCCTAGACAGTTTGGTGCGGTGGTAACTATTATGCTTGAGGAAACACCATGACAAAATTAGCTCGTTCAGCACCGGGATTCGATTTGCTAACACCACCAGAAGGTAGTGCAGTATTAGATGATATTCAAGTTGTGCGTTGGAACTTAGAGCGTAATTCTATCAATGCTAATCATATACAAGCTCGCTCCATCACTTCTGAAAAGATTGTTGCAAATGCTATAACTGCAGAACATATTGCAGCAGATTCAGTTGGGGCTAGGGCGATTATTGCTGATTCTATTACATCAAGAGCGATAGCTGCTGAAGCTATAACAGCAGATAAAATAGCTGCAAACGCTATAACAGCAGATAAAATTAGCGTATCTCAACTATCAGCTATTTCTGCTGACCTTGGGACTATAACAGCAGGTAGCATTGGTGTTACTGGTAGTGTTACAATTGGTGGTAACGTATCTATCGGTGGTGTTTTGGGAAACAACTTTGTCCAGACATTTTATCAGGCTTCTGCTCCTACAGGTGGAACATATCATGTGGGTGATTTGTGGGTCAACTCTGATACGCTAAGAACATTTAGATGGAATGGTAGCAACTGGACTTCTCAATCAGTATCAACCAACACCACGACGTTCGCTCAAGACAGCATCCCGACCTCGCTGGCCGAGGGCGACCTGTGGGTGGACACGAACGACGGGAACAAGCTGTACCGGGCTGCGTCCGCCGGGGCCAATGAAGTCGCGGCGGGCGAGTGGGTGGCGGTCATGGATGCCATCAACGCGGGCGGCTACGTCACCGTGGACAGCAACAACAACATCACCAGCATCTCCACGGCTGGCATCACGGTAGCCACCGCTTCATCCGGGGCCAGGACGCAGATGGATGCGGATGGCATCAAGATTTTCGATTCGGGGGGGACGGCTCGCACCTACCTGACTGCCGGGGATGGTTTGGAGATACGCTGCGCCTCTGATACCCCGGGCAACTCCGAAGTGCTGACCATCGCGGGCGCGACCGGGGTGGTGAAGGCGAACCTTTGGTACAACCCGACTTTGGAGCGAGTAATCCTGTATGCCGACGACGCCGACGCCTCTCCCGACAACATCCTTGACTTATGGCTCGCCGCCGACAAGGGCAACGCCTACCTGTACGCGATGGGCGCGGGCATAGGTGTTACCGATATATACGCCGCCGACGACGTAGAGATAACCGCCGATCACCAGATACTCCTGATGGCAGACAACGGCTTCGTGTTCGACACGGGCACCAACATCGACGCCTACTATTTCAAGCAACTGGGCACCACCGTCGCCTACACCGATACGGCGGGCAACTTCTCGTTCAAGAAGGGATGGACTGACTGGACTCCGACCGTGACGGCTTCCGGGTCGATGACCATAAGCAGTTTAAGTATCACCCGCGCCAAGTATCAGGTGCATGGCAGCGTACTGCATTTCGTGATCGGCATGACCTTCACCACAGGTGGGACCGCAAGCACGGACGTGATTTTCACATTGCCAGGCGGCTACACCATGTCCACTTCGCAAGGCCAGGGCTACGGGCACTTCGTTGACGGCTCCACGACAGATGTGCTACGTAGCAACTACCAGTCCTCAACCTCGATCTGGGTCAAGAAGCGCGACGGCTCAAACTGGGGATTGGGCACAAGTCGCGCCATATACATAACCGGCTTCGTCGCGGTGTAGAGAAGGAGCGCATCATGGCTTTCGACAGAGACGAAGAAGTAAGACCAGCCCGCACCAAGCGAGCGGAGAAGGTCGTTACCCTGGTGGCAGGCGACCGCATCCGAATCGCCAAGAATGACACCGTTTGGATTGATGAGGTGGTCCCCGAGGGCAAGGTGTGGCGGCTTCGCATGGTCGTTCGTGTAGTGGAAACCGACGCTGAGTAGGCGAACGTTATGGTCGGCACCTACCTCGGACAGATCGGTGGAGTGGCGGGCGTCATCGCCGCCGTGTTCACGCTGGTCTGGTTCCTATTCGGCCCCATCAGCGGGTACTGGTATAGTTAGGAGATATCATGGCTAAGATGAAGAAAAAAAAGAATTGGATACAAGATGCGATTAAGCATCCGGGCAGGCTGACTAAAGCATTGGGTGGTAATGTTACTGTTGCTAGAGCTAGAGCATTGATGAAATCTAAAACAGCAGACCCAGGATTGAAAAGAGCTGCTGCTCTTTATGTGAATGTGCTAAGTAAAACAAACAAGAAAAAGAAATAGTGAGCTTCCAATGACTGTAGAGCGAAGATTGGAAGCGTTAGAGGAGGGCCAAGGGAAGATTCTTACCATTATTGGAGATATGAAACTAGAACAGGGTCGTATATCTGGTATGCTTTCGGAGTGGATATCAGAGAGAAGAAACAGCATAGATTCATACGAGAAAGTATTTGCAGCATTTCTTCGAGAATGCGAAGCTAGACGAGAGAATGTAGAGAAAGAAATGATTTATATTAATACTCAGCTTAACACACAACAAGAAACAATCAATTCGCACGAAAAGCGTATCAGTAAAGTTGAAAAACATTTCATGATACGAACAGCAAACTGGTCAACTACGAAAGCAGTTGTTATCTTTATCAGCACACTTGCTGGTGTTATTCTGTCCTGCATTGCTATTGTTGAAGCAATAAATCATATGATTGGGAACTGAAATGAATAAAGATGCTAAACAGCCTCAGAATGATAATGAACTTACATTGGATGAAGGGAAAATTACGATTGGTTATGTTCTGCCCGATGGAGGAATTGAAATAAATATCAAAGACCCTATTTGCATTCTTCGACCAGCTACGTCAGACGATGTTGTGATAAATACTAATATGAGAGAGTGGATGTACCTTGGTACTTTGGCTTTAGCATACAAGAAGCTGTTTAGATGATGCTATATCTTGACATTTGCGATTGATTCCGGCCAGGGCGGGCTTCAGGACAGCCTCACCACGGGCCGGAAAGGGGAGAACAGGTATCAGAACACCCCCCCAAAATTCCACATACATCCACAAACTGATAGAAAGGTGGTGAGACATGGAACCTAACGATTTGGCATTGATAGTTGGTGCAGCAATCTCGATTCTCATTCCATTTATAACTGGATTTTTGAGTAAACGCAGTTGGAATGGAGCTATCAAGTATGCTATCACAATTGTATTGTCATTGGCTGTTGGCTTTGGTAGTGTGCTTATAGCGAACAACGGTGTAATGGATTGGGCTAATTGGGTTACAATTCTTCTTGCATCCATTGTTGCAGCTAAATCTTCTTATTGGCTGTTTATTGAGAAAACAGGATTAAAAGAATGGCTTGCCGCACATGGTATTGCAGACAAACCATCAATAGATAACACAGATTCAGATTGATTCTACCGCAAGGTAGCCTGCCCCTAGCTTTCTCTCCCCTCTAGGGGCAGGATTTATTTTATGAGTTAAACACCTTTACCGGCTTTAGCCCATGCAGCACGACTCTTACACATTCCTTCTTCATCTATTATTGTTACGGCAAACTGCATATTTCTTGTGCGTATTACAACATCACCATTGTAAAGTATCTTGATTCCACCTTTGTGTAGTTTGATTGTTGCAACTACATCACCAAATTCTTTGGTGATTTGCGATACAGTAGCCTTTATTGGTAGTATACCATACTTGTGATACCACTTATCAGACTTAAGTGTAAAATACATAGGCGCATTATTAGACACTACAGCCTGAAATTCTCCATCATCCGAAAATCTATATCCAACAACTTCAAATATGCCACGTTTACGTTCAGAAACAGACTTATCACGATGGAAGAGTTGTACGTAAAATTTATTACGAAAGAGTTGCTCATGAAATCCGTCGTATAGCTCTTCTTTATTGTAAATATTATCGGTCACTAGATTCTCCCCCTTCTTTTTTTGCCATCTTCATTATCTTCTCCCTGATAATCTGTCGCTCGTATGGACCGATATATCTTCCTTCTATTTGTTCTGGAATTTCTATCTCTCTTGGTAAAGTTCGTGCAGCCTGTATCGCTTCTGCTTCCTTCTTAGTTATATCAGCAGCTATGAATGCTTGCTCAGCATCAAATATAACTTTACCAGCAGCACCACCTATTGTGTCTCCTATCCAAACGGCTATTGTATGTATAGCTTCATCTAGATAAAGCAGGTTATTTCTACAATCGGCAATGATAAGCCATCGCAAGTAGTCGTGAGCACTTCTGAATCCTTTCTCTGCTGCTCTAGCGTACAATGTTTCTTGCATTAACGGAGATACAGTAAAATGAATTATCCGTTTCTCGGTAGATGAGCCTTCTATGTCATTTGGTATTTGGTCACCTTTTCTATGACCACGTTTACCAACTGTGTTAAAATCATCAATCGTATCACCTTCGTATGAAAAATCTCCACGTCTTTTCTTTGCCATTATATTTTCTCCTTCAAATCATGCGACAATCTATTGGCCGCAGCCTCAAGTGCATCCCACAAGTCAGGCGATATATGGTAGAGACACGATGGGTCGTCACGGGGTATGGCGCGGTAGTTAGGCAGGCAGGTACATATCGGCTTTCCTTTGCCCCATTCTGCCGCGAAAGCATCCAATATACCATCCAGTATGCTGCGAAGAGTCTGCAATTCTTCTTTGTTCCGCGCCAGGGTTTGCTCAAGTCGTTGGGCTGTCCCCTTGCTCATCACTTCTCCATCAGCCTCAGTCAGGTATTCGGTATCATTGTCCATATTTATTCCTTCTCTCCTAATCTTCTTTTCACTTCTTCTATCTCATCATCCTTGAGATACATCTTCGCTTCTTGTTCGTAATCTTGTCCAACCCATGCATGTTTTACCATCATCACGAATCGTGCGATTCTATCTTCACGTTCCTGGTATTGTTTTCTACGTTTATTTTCTGCAGCTATTACCGTAGGTGACATTTCCATGAATTTTTCTAAGTGTGTATCGTCACGACATATAAGCTCGATATCGTTATGCAGTTGTCTTTCTGCATTTTGCCCCATATGCCAGCTAGATGCGCGACAACCATCTATCGCATCTTTGATATCCTTAACGTCGTAGTTTTTCAATCGTTCAAGAATAGCGTTCTTACGTTCGTCAGTTAGTTTAGTATTCGGAGATTTACCCATTACTTCTACCCAGTAAGAAAATACAGTTTTAGCTGCTACAGATGCTTGTCTAGCAAGCTCACCCGGAGCAGAATATATAACTGACATATCAGAGTTATTTAATGTAGAATCAAATCTGTCCTTTGATGAGTAGCTGTTCGGTGCTTTAGTGGAGTATTGCAGGAGTTTTAGATGTAACCATCTTTGCTTTTTCGGGTCGTCTACATCATAGATTATCTCTAGCATTTTAAGGTCAACTAGATTAGTTATCAGACCCTGAATTTGCTTGACGGTTGGCTGCTTTTTCACGCCGCGAGATAGCCAAGATATCCCCTCTGCCATTACATTGTAGCTTGTTATTAATTCACCTGGCATAACCTGAATCTTTCTTCCTGATATCTCAAATGTTTTAGTCACCTTTTCTGCGTGAATTACCAACCACAACCAAAGTCTATGAGCAAAGAGATTACTCCAAAGTTCACCCGCAGACCACGATTCATCGTAATCCACGGCTGACTCCTATTCAATCGGACGTAATGTAAATATAACTTTTTCGTCTTCTCGTCGTTTCACCACTTCTAGTTTTATAATACCTATTCTGACTATCTGCTTATCGTCCCAATCAATTCCAACCCGTTGTGCGTATTGATTAACCCCATCTTCTATGGATTTGATGATATTAGTTACATCACCATGTTTTGCTGTAACGTAGATGTGACCTTCTAATTGATACAATAGATTGGGTTCAAGACGCAGCTTGTGGTCAAAACATGACCGCATTACTAATTTCTGATATCGGACTGTATTAGATGGTGTATAGATTCTTCCTGTCTTTGGATTTATTCTACCACGCTCTTTTGCATATGGATGCCCCAGCACTACAACTGTATCATTTACTAAATCATTGATATTAAGTTTTGATACAGTTTGTTTTTCTTTTACGTGTCTTTTGTTATTTGCTGGCTCATCTGATTCAACCAATGACAACTTCATGCTATCTCTCCAAGGTATCTCGATTACTATTGAAATACTCTCCCCTTGGATACCTAGCTAAAGACTCCGGTTTATCTTCAAGCTCTGCTATATAATCAAGCAAAGCTCTTACCCATAATGGTGCTATACCGGCCCATTGTTTTTCTCTTTCATTCTCTACGATTCTTCGCATCTCATAGAGATATTCTTTGCTAAGCCTTAAATCGCTAAGTTTCTTCATTGTATGTAGGGTCAAAGGTTACAATACAACCACACTCACGACCAGCCATATTTAATTCTGCATATCCACCTAAACTACACGACTCCGTGCTAATTTTGGTGCGTATTGAATCTTTGATATTTTCAACAGCTTCAAACTCCAGGTTTGTTCGATGTACTTTGCCATCAAGAATTACAGTTGCATCACTCCAACCTTCGAGACTAGCTATCGCGGCAGTAATTACTCTAGCCATCTTTTCAAGATTTGGCATAGACAAGCTAGTAATTAATTTCAGTTCTATGGTAACAAAACACGTACCATCATAAACCAATCCAATATCAATCTCGTCGTCATTCACTGCTAATCTCCTTTATGGTTGGCATTGCATACCCTAGCTGAGATATTCGTTTCTCATCATAGTAGATTTCTTCAGTAACAGGGTTATATGTTCCTATTACGTCACCAGATTCATTCTTCGGTGATAAGGGGGTACAGTTATATCCTTCCTTTCCATCCCATTCACAATATGGACAATACAAAGCATTACATTCCCAATCTCTGGTAAGCTTCGCTTCATATTTATAAAGTGTTCTCCCCTTACGAGAGATAATTTTTCTCGATAGTTTAATTGCCAATGGTTTTACATCTGGCAGTTCTCCCGTTTCTTGATAATGCTTCCACATCATCTGCATAGCAGTTATTTCTCGTCGGACTAGTTCATCATCAGGTTCTATAATGTAAGCCAATGGTCGTCCAGACCCACCAGCAGGTACATAGTAGATATATGGGATAGCTCTAATTCCAATCAGTTTATACAATGCCATAGAGTATCCCAATACCTGCAGTACATGAGAATATTTTGGAAAAGTGTCGGCGTAACGTAGTGCACCAGGAGCAACGCCTTTGCGGTCTACAACATACAGTTTGTGACTTTTTAATGGTTCAGCCAGTTTATGCGCTGTTTCTCTATCTCCCAATTCTGCCGCATCTAAAGCAAAAGCAAGAATCTTAGCTAGAGATGCATTCTCAGACCCATCGCAATCACAATTCATATGGCAGATAGCGTCTGCTTGTCCTCTGAAACCTTCCGGCAAACCTTCTGTTAGCCTGACTTCGGTTGCAAGTGCAATACCTTGTTTCGCCCACGCTTCTTCATGGATATCATGCATGACCCTGCGCTCATGCAGCATCCTTTTGTTATCTATTGTTCTTGGTCTACGAGAGTATTTGCCAGAGCGATTTAATACTTGTGCTCTTGGACAATTACCAAGACTGGACAAAGAGAAGAAACTACCATTACCCTCTCTTTTGCGATACTCTTCGTCTGATAGTCTATCGATTTCATCGATATATCTATCAAATGCTTGAGCAAGAAAGTCGTCTTCTCTCTTTAGGTATTGCTTCCTCACTTATAATCTCCTTCCGCAATCGTAGCAAGTACCTTCGGGCCATTCACTTAGGTCAACATCAGTCTCACAGTCGATAATTGTAAGCCCTTCAATCTCCCGTTGTATAGCACACTCGGCACACAAGTACATACCACCAAGGGCAATGTAATGTAGCTTCATGCCATGATACATGTCACGAAGTACACCGTCTGCATCACGTCGTATGTCCATTCTTTTACTCCGGTACTGCGGCCATCTTATGTAGGCATAATGAGTCATAAGAAAGAATGGGGCAGTTTTAACCACATGCCCCAGCGTGGATAGCACAATCAACAATACAGACTTAAAGCTCGATGGTCTTACCGTCAGATGTTTTAACAATTGTGACTACTTGTGTGACTACTTGTGCCTTTTCAGCGACATAAATCTCGTCAGTTATGTTGTCCTTTATTACCAGTCTATCTTGGATGAAGGTGACTATTGTAAATCTATCACTCATAGTCATTGCTTCAACTGCTTCAGTAGTCACTACGGGTTTATGCAGTTTATCGATATTATCTGCTACAGTCCACAATCTTTTCCCTCTACTACCGATATGTTTCACCTCGTTCTTTACCGTTAGTCTCTCCAGCGCTGAACGGATAACCTGCCTAGAAAGACCTGTCCGTTCAGCTATAAGGTCTTGACCTATAGGATGGTCATATGACCGCAAAACATCCATCACTCTTTTTGATATGGGGTTTTTATTACTTTGACCAACTACAGGTGCGTCCTTTATCCCATCGGGTACCCAGGTAAACAATCCTGACCTATCAACACTATACATCTGTGATACCCTAGGAATAGGGTTGTATTTACTTTTATGCGTTAAGAAATATATGTTACCTGATATTTGACGAGTCGCCAGTCCGGTAAGTTGGCTAATGTCATTAATAGATAAGGAATTCGGATAAGAGTCACGTATTGCATCTCTTATCATATCCTTAATTAGCTTAGATGAAGTAATGTCACCCACGGCTAGGTCTATCTCCCTAATTTGACGCAGTTCTCCTATGCGACGCTCGACTTGCTTACTCATAGGTAACCCAGGCTTGTATGATATTTGCTCATACATAGTGCTCATTCTATCAGTTCAATCCTCATCTGTCCGGGAAGTTCAGTTATCCAGTACTTCATTGGTACGACTAATTGTTCGCCGTGCTCCCGATTGATTGATATTCCTACTGATTTAAAGTAGTCTATCCCTACTCGATACTTTACCTCTGTTTCCAAATCAATAACCAAGACTATATCAACTTTATCTTTTATCTGCTCATACACACTCCTGTTAATGGCAATTCCATATGGTCTACGCAGAAAATGTTTACTACCGTACACTCTTTTGACAACAACTCTTCCGTCGATGAGGCCGACAAATCTGCCGTTAAGAAACACTCCATTGTCTATTAAACTAGAAGTAAGGTCTGGTGATTTTATTTTATAACGGTGAGTCTTCATCATCCATCCAAGGCTCCTCTATCGGCTCATTAGCTAGTTGATTAATATATTCTCCAACCGCATTCTTGACTTCAATCCTCATCCTAGAATCAAGTACCCATTGTAGATATCCAAGTGGTATGTCCGCAAGTCTTTTACCTTGATATTTACCAATAGGCATAATGAATGAACCAGCATCAGCATTAGCATTACTAGAACTAGAGCGTGCAGGTGCAGGGCTAGGCTTGATACTTGGAGTAAGCTTAACAGCAGGTATTTGCCTATGTTGATATTTTGAAGCCTGATGTTGCTCAATAGGCATTGCCGCAGCAGCATCATCATCTTCCTCAGCAGCCAGCCCAATGATAGCACAATAGCCATATCGCCTTGCGTATGTAATTGCACTACCAACTGCTTGTGGGTCAGTTCTTGGTATGATTAGTGAACCCTTGCCAATAATATATTCACCACTTGTGTGAATAAGCATGGTTTCCACATTGATAATTGGAGAACCATTACAATCATAGATTTCGCCAACAACTTGTGTTATAACAAGACCATTAGCCAGCAATATCGGCCTAGTAGCTGATATGATATCCGGCAAGTCAGCATAAGTGTATGAATACTTGCCGGTATCAGCAGTCCTAGTCTTAGTGACTTCCGGCAATTCATTTTGCACACTAGCTAGTGCTGCAATTAGATTTACGATGCTTTCACTACGCTCCATAGTTAGTCTCTCCCCTAGTCGCAGTACAAATTGTCAATGTTATCAATGTAGTTTTTGTCGTTAGAGAAAGTGATACCTGATACTTCATCACCACCTGGATTATATAATGCAACGTACTTGTAAATTTTAGTACCAGACCACATGAACAAGTTGATTAGGAATCTATCATGTAGGTTATGTTGCTTGCGGATATACTTGTCCGGGAAAAATGTGAATTTAATTACTGTCCACACTATTTATCCCTGTCCATTAGTGATTTGAAGCATATCCAACCAATTAGGCAGATTGCACCTATAATTACTGCCACCTCAAGTATCAATTCAATGATATTATTAAGAGGTGGCATTGTTATTCTTCTTTACTGATTGCATAGGCGGCCCACAAATCGTCTAACCATTGACTTTTCTTGATACCTAGGTTATATCTGAGCCTGCTGTTGGTCAGTAGTTCTGGTTGGTGTTCTAGGACAGATAGTATCCTAGCGGTTTGAAGTGCCACTTCAATTGGATATTCCGCCATAGTCCAGCGGTGATTACGTAATCTAGTGTAAACTTCACGTACTAGGTTTTCAAATTCAACGACGGTTAAACGTGGATACGGAAAAGCTAATTCTTCAATAGTAATATTCGCCATATCTACCCTCTTCCCAAAATCGCCGCTACCGTAGTGGAAACACCGTGGATTCTAGCAGAAAAGGGGGAGTAAGTCAAGAGTACGCTCTCCCCCTTTTTTAGGGTTTCCACATACATCCGCTATTGGATGTAGAGCGGATGTATAGAGTAGATATGTATTACTCGGCTAGATGGTAGAGATATTCCTTAAGGTATTCCCTAGCTACATTGTTAATATCAATATGATACTTATCCTCTTCAAACAATTCGACTATAGGAATTAGCGGTGCGATTTTCTTAATCTCCACGACTGCAACAAACTCGTTATTTTTATTGAATAGTACATAGTGTGGAAACATAAAATTAAGTTTCACCAATAGGGCTTTCTCTACCTCGTATATCTCATCATCAACGCGGTTTAGTTTATCCATATCTATAATTTCACTTAAGTCTGTATGAGCATATGGTGAGATACGACTGATACGCCGGATTACTTCTTCAAGTGACATATCATTGACAAACCTATCAATATCATCTTTTGTGATAGGTAGAGCTTCAGTTTTCATTATCCTTTTCCTTCATTTTATTCGATATGAAACAAAAATACCCCCGATTGATGCAATTTAGTTTAGCATCAACCGGGGGTATTTTCAGAGTCACAATGCGGTATGCTACTCTGCAGACTTGACGGGCGTCCCAACGAGATAGACATTACCGCCGACGTTACGCACCTGCACGGGCAGTCCTTCACGTTCTGCAAGCTTCCGTAGACCAACAGATACACTTGCAGGCTGAGCCTCATACCCCTGCACCAATGCACTCTGCATCCCGCTCTTGATGAACTCGTCAAGTACGGCGCGATACTTACCGGCTCCACGAGTAACGGCGGGCAAAGGCGCGGCCTTAAGGGTAAATCCGTTTCCCATTGTATCTCCCCCCTTTCATTAAAGTAGGTGATTTTTGGAGCTTGTGGTAGCATTATAGCAGATATCCGCAAAGTTGTCAAGGGGGAAGAACGATTTATCGTGGATTTGCCAAGACAGAGAGTCTGTTGACTAGCTCTTCCAGTAGGTCCACATATCTAGGAGTGTTATATACCTTTTTATCATCGGTATACCATATCCTAGCGTATTCAATAGACTCTCTTATCAGTTCCTCATTAGACATTAATTTTATAGACTTCTTTTTGTTATCAATTATCATTTATCTATCTTCACCATCATCCTCGTTATATTTTGACATATGGTAAACGTTGCTATGCACAAGCCTAGCGTATTCTTCAGCTTCAGCTTTAAGTTCTTCCAGCATTTGAACGTTAAGCTTAGCTTGCCTTAATCCAACACCATGATTTAATGCACCACATACACATTCACAATCCGGTCCAGTTGCATTATAGCATTTACCGTCACATACACGAGTAGTACCGTCAGACAATCTTTCAGACATAAGTCTCATTTATGTTAACCCCCCACGCATTATGTGAGCTAGTGACTTAGCATATAAGATACGGTTTGTATAGGTAGTAGAGCCTTCACCTAATCCTATCTCTATCTGTATCTCATCATGCTCATCAACGTACATACGGACAGACACACTACCCACATAACTTTGCGCTACTACTTTTATATCTTTGTTACCCCGCCGATGCGCTCCAGTTTGAGACGCATCGGTTATGACTTGTCCGTATAGCCTACTCATTACTGATTTAACTCCGATATTTGGGCTACCCTCATCAATGCAGCCCTTAGATTAAACAATGACTTGATATATTCCGCACCCGGCGTAATGTCCAGAGATTTAAGAATATCCTCAGCATTGTTCATGTATATCTCAGCCGAATCCGCAATAGTAGGAAAGAACTCTACCGCCATATCACGGTATATACGTTTTAGGATAGCCTTATCCATCTCCCGGTTGTCGTACTCATCATTCATTACTTCACCCTTATCTTTCCGGTTCTTCCATCCCGATATATACTCCCATAGAAATCACGTTTGGAGTATGGGTTTGGACCAACAAAGTATATGGGTTTAAACGTATCGGGTAGTTCACTTACTTTTCCAGAGAACTCATTACCGAACATTGAAGTAGCTTCTATAGTTACACGGGCAGGATTGTCCGCTATTGCTTCTTTAACTTGCTTCTTGCTTTTCGGCCTACGTCCATCAACATACAAACCTTGCATGGCTAAACTCCTAATCTTTTTCCACAATTGTCGCACAAAGATATATCATCTTCTTCAGCCTCATATATTAATGAGGTTACAATATCATATTGTGCGTCAACTGTACCATCTGGATAGGTGTTTTCTTCTTTACTTGCTTCAGTATCTTGTGCACATTCCATTACGCTTTTCAACGAAAGCTTTACAATCACTTTCATTGTTAAACGGGCCAACAACCGCACTGTACTTATCGCCATGAGACTGAAAGCTAGGTTTGCTTCTACTAGAGAAAGTCTCTAGCTTAATGCTATCACGTAGATAGCCTGCATACCACCTTTTCTTACTCATCTTCAACTTGCTCAATTATGATGCGGTATACAATATCATCAGGCCCCATGTCTGGAGTAGTTGGAACATTAGTACGAATATAGACTCTCTCGCCTACTGAACCTTTATTCATAGCGTTATCCCAATACCACTCACCCTCAACGGAAAATAAATCCCCCGGTTTCAATTCTTTCCCGGTTACACGTTCAGCCCTAGTTTTAATCATTGAGTTTACCCCGATTCTTATTGATTGTTTCTGATGTTTTTTCTTTTCACTCTAATCTCCAGTTTTTAATCTTATCATTTGCCCCCTAGAAGTGAGTAAACACTTTTCCAACTATGGTCCATATTATACCACATTATGGAGCGGAAAACAAGGGGAAGTTATATATGGGGACAGATATGAAACTGCCGATGATTAAGAGAGTGAAGTAATATATGAATATCTAGTAGGTCAAAGAAGTAGCGGAAACTTTGACGGTAGACTAGACTTAAGGTTAAGGCGAATGGTAGATACCGGATAGGGTATCTTAGGGCATGGTATATTGGCACAATAAGTATACCATAAAACCGAGTTATCAACAAGTTTGCATGGACGGCGCACACAAGATGTTTAAGAATGGCTGAATGTGGTAATATATATAGGGCGGAAGCCACGCTTCCGATGAACCTTGACAATGGGGAAGTAAGGCCCGCTAGCAGAAAGGGGACAAACCATGTCTCTGCTAGCGCGCGACATATGCCCGCCATTTGGCATGCCGGTTGAATTGGCGGCCATGTTCGGAGACTTGCAGGTGGCCGATCGAGATGAAAGCATTATAACTTTGGTAGAAGCCATGACAATTCCAGAGATGAATCCTGCATTATGTCTCCCGCTGCATACAGCAGACTTTGATAATGTAGTTGAGATTGTCCGGAAAATTTCGACAGACTTTCGGGCTGAGGGAATAGCTCTTGCCGTAGTTTTGCTGCATAAGGAGGGAATTGGCGGCGACTACCGAACGGTGCGCGAAACGGCATTTTTGAATGGAATCCAGGGATATGAGCGCGTATGCGCTGATTGTGAATTTCGTGATGGGGAACCATGCGAGATTCCACAAGCGATAGCGTTCTGTATGGTGGCCGCGTATGAGCAATATGAGCAAAACGAAGCGCATCTCTCGGTGGAAGATATTCTGGATATTCTGGATAATATACAACTGCTGTAGTCTGTAGTCGAACCTCAGCCGCGGCGAAGGTCAGCCGCGGCGAAGGTCAGCCGCGGCGAAGGTC